TGGGGGGGAATGGGGAAATTGGTTTTTTTGTTAGAAAGATAAAAAATAAAAGGGGATTGAGAGTTTATGAGTAGAATAGAATGTTTATTTAAAATAGAAGAAGAGTTAAATAAAAAAAGATGTAAATTAATAGATTATACTACAAGAGAGGGTGTAATTGATATAACTTATAAAGATTGTGAAGACGGTATTGGAAAGTTATATATACCTTACAGATTTATGGCTGATAAAATACTTCATAATATATTAGTTTCAGAGGTGATGTAAGTTGGAGAATAAAATAAAGCCTAGGTATTATGGTAATGAGATAGATGTAATTAAATTTGTACAAGCAAATGGACTGGACTTTATGCAAGGTAATGTAATTAAATATGTTACACGTTATAAGGGTAAAAATGGTATAGAAGATTTATTTAAAGCTAAAGAGTATATAGATAGAATAATAGAAAATGAGTTATCTCTCCAAGAATTAGCTAATGAAGAAAATTTAAAATTAATGTTAAATTGTCAACCAGAGGAGGATTATTAATGAGTGATATTGATTTAATGATAGAAGAATGTTCTGAATTAATACAAGCCTGTTGTAAGTATAAGAGATCACTGCAAGGAGATAAAACATTAAGGTGTAGTAGATTTACAGTAACAAATATGATGAGAGAAGAGATAGTAGATGTAAATATTGTATTGAGTAGATTAATAGATGAGTTTTTTAAAGATAATAATGAGTATAATAATATGTTAGCTGTAAAATTAGACAGAACAGCAAGATTAAGTAACTAATTTTTATACCCTAGGTAATATTTACCTAGGGTAGCACATATACTATATTATCAGGGGGTATGGTTATGGATTTAAGAAGAATAAGAAAAAATATAAATACAAGGGATTGGGCAAGTAAATCAATAAAGCAAAATATAAATTATATCAAAACTCAATTAAAGAGATTTGGTTTATCGCTTCCAAAGTATTTATCTACTGGAAAAATAACTGATAGTCAAATAAGAGCTAATGTAAAAAGGCTTGACAGAGCAATAGAAAAAGAAATATATTCACCTAAAACAAAAACATACAATCAAGCATACAATGAATTACAAAAAGTTGTTGAAAGTCATAATAAAAAAGTATTTAAAAAACTTGGATATTTATCAACTTATGGATTAACAGAAAACCAAATGAATTTTATGATTGGGCGTGAGGTTGGAATTGATGGATATAAGGTAGATAATAAATATATGTTTCAACGTTCAGATACTCAATTCAGCATAGAAGATTTAACCAACTCATACTTTGCAGATGTAACAGCAATTGAGCAGAGAATAACTCAAATTAAAGCTAAAGATAAGAGATTACACAAAAAAACAATAGATAAAGAATTAAGGAATGACAGTGTTTCATTAAAGAGAATTAATGATTATTTAAATAACTGGTATTCAGATGGTTATTTAAGAAAATCTGAAAATGATATAATTAAGTCACAAATAAAAAATTTATCAGGTGCCCAGCAAACAGCATTATTCACAATGTTATCTCAATCTAATACAAAAACAAAATATATAATTTCAGATGATGATAAAGACAATTTTGAATTAAATTTAAAGAATAAAGTTAGTAGGTTGATACACACAGCTCAACATTTTTAGGAGGTTAATATGGAATTAAAATTAAGTTGTTATTGTTGTGGTAAAACAGATTTTGAAAGTAATGAATTATATGGTTATGAAATTGAAGGAAGTTATTATGTATATCCTTATGAAACAGAAAAAGAAAAATTAATTGTTAAATGTAAAAACTGTGGTTTAGAAGACTATGTTTTTAATTTAGTTCCAAAATTTAGTTTGATAAGGTGATAATATGAATATAAATGAAATATTAGAAAAGAATAAAGCAAATTTATCATTACACATGGAAAAGAATATACCTATCCCTTTTAGAGATAATGATGTATTAGTATTTGACATCGAAGCTTGTGCTATTAAAAATCATACTGAAATGTTAACTTATTCAATCGCAGTTATTAGTTGTTTTGACAATAATGATACGATGTATTGGTATAATGATGTAGAGTATTTTCTTGATATGTTATTAAATGCCAAATGTAAATCATTAAAGATATATGCTCATAACTGTTTGTATGATATTAAACCTTTTATACTCAAATTTGTTGAAAAATATGGAAACAATGAAATTGAAGTTAATACTTATACAAAAAAAGAGTATGATAAGTATGATAAAAAAGAAAAGGAAATAAGATATAGAAGTTATAAACAAGATGAGTTAAAACCTTATCAATATAATTTACGTATGAAAGATGGTATATTTTACGGATTAGATATTCAAACAGATAATTGTTTAATTCAGTTTTTAGATAGTTTTAAAATAATTCCACAAAGTTTGCAAAGTGCTTGTAAATCATTTTTAGGTTTAAACTTAGGTAAAGATGGATTGGATTATAATAAAGAGAGAACATTACAAGACAAATTAACTAAAGAAGAATTGGCATACATTTATGATGATGTTTATGGATTAAAGCATTTAGTTAAATTATGTTGTATAGATGGTTTTGAAGTTCATGGTAAACATATAAAGTTTACTAAAATAACTAACTCTGCACAATCAATGTATGATTACAAGAAAACATTAATGGAAGATTATGAAGATAAATTAAATCAATTTACTAATGAAGAAGTATATGACTATGTTGATACAAGATTATTGAAAACAAATTATCATTCAACAAAGAATAACGAAGAAAAACTTCAATTATTATTTGAAAGTCTTTATCCAATACAATCTTGCTTTATGGATAATTGGTTAAGACTATCTTATTATGGTGGGCTTTGTACACCACATTATGAAAATGTTAAAAAGTATAGTAAAAAGAAAGATAAACATGGTGTAGTATTAGATGTTAATTCTTTATATCCTTTTGTAATGAAAACATTCTTATTGCCTTATGGCAATGGTAATTATTCAGATTCACCATATTGCAAAATGAATAAAGGCTATCAGGAACAGTTACCACTTTATTGTCAAGATATTATAATTTATGATTTTGAAATTAAGCCAAATCATATGCCTTTTATTCAAGTTAAAGGAAATCCTTATTTTAATGGTAGGGAAATATTAAAGAATAATATTGATAATCACGGAGTAAAAAGGGAATTACATTTAAGACTTTGTAAACCACTATATGAACTGTTATTTGAAAATTATAATGTAAAAGCATATACACTTGGTGGACATATAGCATTTAGAGGTGCATTTCATTTATTTGATAACTATATTGATTTTTGGTCATATGTTAAACAAACTTCAACTGGTGTTAAACGTGCTGTTGCTAAGTTAAGACAAAATGGATTATACGGTAAATTTGGTATGTCAGGAGATAATGAAATAACTAAATTTCAAAACAATGATGGAATATTTACTATTGAGCATACTAAAGAATATTATGTTAGTAATTCAGTATATCTACCAATGGCTACATTTATTACAAGCTATGCTAAACATTATTTAGTACAAGCAATAAATTCTAATTATGATAGATTTATGTATTGTGATACAGATAGCATACATTTGTATGGTTCATTAGATGAAGTTAAAGGTGTTAAAATTGGAGAAAAGACATATGGTTATTGGGACAATGAAATGTGCTTTGATGATTTTAAATATTTATCTCCAAAGAGATATGCAGAAAGAGATGCTGTAACTGGTGAATGGACAATTAAATGTTGTGGACTTACTGATAAGATTATGAAAAAAGTTGATGATGTAACAATATTTGATATATGTGAGTATGATCCTAGATTAATGAAAAAGATGATAGACAATAATCAAATATATAAAATAGATAGTGAAGATGATGTTTATTATTATAAAGATAAAGAATGCACAAAAAAGATTAAAGGGTTATTCAAATCTAAAAAATCAAAAATTATTAAAAATGGAACTGATATTCAAGAGCAACCATACATGATTACACCAAATAATTATCAATAGGAGATGGAAATATGAGTTTTGAAAATTATATTAATATATATGGAGATAATTATATAAAAGCTGTAACTTATAAATTTTATTTACGTCTTATTAAACCACTAAATATGTTAGAATATGAAGATTGTGTACAAGAGGTAATGATATTACTTTTTAGACAATGGAATGATTTTAACCAAGATAAAGCAGGGTTAAATACTTTTATATTTATGAAAATTAGAACTTGTATGTATAATTTATTAAAAGTATCTAAAGCAAAGAAAAGAGGAGATAGAAACAAAGATATGAGTTTAGACTTTACTTATTCAAATTCTCCTAAAAATAATAAACGTGATGATGGAGATGATTATTATAATTTTGTAAGTAATGATAGCCAACAAGAATTATATTCTGATTCTGATAAAGAAAACCAATTAATAGAAGAATGTGCTAATCAATGTAGAAATGAAATTCAGAAAAAAGCATTTAGAATGTATTTACAAGGTTATTCACTAGAAGAAATAAGTGAAGTTATTGGAAAGACAAAAAGGAATACTCAAGAAATATGTTATAGAATTAGAAAAAATTTTAGAAATGGAATATATAAAATAGATATATAAAATTAAGGGTACAATTTTTGTACCCTTTTATCTTACTCCTAAAATTTTAAATATATAATACAAAGACTGTTAAACATATTGACTACTAAATTTTTTTGGCCAAATTGGAAAGGTTTTAGTGAA